ATCATAATCTGTGGTAATAATCTTATCATCTTCCAAGAGTGTCTTTAGGTTAGAACAACCAAGTTTCTTGACTTGTGCAGTTGTCCTTACACCCATCTGAGATTTCTTACCAGAGAAACCGTGACCAACTACTTGACCAGCACGACCTCTCATAGCAGCCATCAACATATTCTCATACTCCAAATCATAATGGAGAATATTTGCTACTTGCTCTCCAATATCATTGACTTCTACCAGCACCCAAGCATCATTATAATTTTTTGCTGTCTGCTGAATAATATTTGGAAACAACATCGGTTTGATTTCATTGTTCCTATACTTTGCAACTACCTTATATGGGAAATTTGTAATATCAAACACGACAAACGCACTATAATCGTTCCCCAAACCACGAGCAACGTCAACAGTAATAAGGTAGTTATGTTCTGGCTTGGACTTCTTGTAGATATCCAATCCTGCATTTCTTTGAACTGGGTCTTCATAAACAAGATTTCTTAACTTCGCTGGATTGATAAGGGTATTAACAGATCCTAGAAATTCACATTCAAACTCAACCTTGAACTGTTGTTCAGAAGTGTTGGCAATTGTCTGTTCTTTCCAAACTTGGTCTCTACCAGGAACTTCTGACCAATGAACATCTGTTGGAATATATTCATTCTTACTTTTTTCTGCATCATGCCACATACGGTAGAAATGATTCATACCGCGTGGGGTAGAAACAATAATTACTTTCGTGCTTTGACCAGAAGAAATAGTAGGATAAACAGAGGCAAAGAAGTCATCAGCGATGTGGTTCGGGATGAATGCGAACTCGTCAAGAAAGATGACATTGTACGATCCACCACGGACAGCAGATGAAGAAGTAGAGTTTGCCGAAATTTTTGAGCCATTTTCTAGTTCTAGTGAACCTTTGTTCCAGGATATAATACCCTGTTGCATCCAAGAAGGCAAGTTCTCGTATGCCAGTTGTAATCTTCCAAGCAAGTCACGCGCAGTTGATGCCTTGTTTGCTAGGATGGCGATGTTAACATTATCGTTAAAAACAGCGTAGTGTAGAAGATATGATACACAAGTAGTAGACTTACCTGTTTGGCGAGGCATCTTGCATATATTAAATCTGTTCTCATGGAAGTTACGTATCAGTTTTTCTTGAAACTCATACATGTTGAATGGGACAAGTCCCTCATCAAGAGAAACGATTTTGATATATCGTCTCGCAAAATATACTGGATCTTCTTTACAACGGACAAATTCAAGAATTTGATCCTTAGTCCATGATATAGATTGGTTTGCCTTTTTTAGATTAGGATTACCAAGATACTGTTCACTCATAACGAAACTCCTTTTTAATCTTCAACAAATGTCACAGAACAATCTGCTTTTTGTAAAACAGAGTCAGATGAAATTGCCATAGTCAATGTTCTCTGTGGTGGTAAAACGATTCTCAGTGCATCAAGATCGATTGTTTCTGGAGCACCTGATGTAACGCAAAATACTGCTATTGGTTGTTGTGATGAAGTAATTGTGGTATCAGTTCTTGAATATGAAGATGCTTGTCCAAGTGGTGTATAATCTAAAGGATCGACAGTTGGAACATCAACATACAAGTAAATAAAACAAGGAGCAGTTGATGATGCTGTGGTTAGAGCACTAATCTTTTTGATGATAAGTTCTCTGGAATTGATTTTATTATTTACTATCAGACCACCTTTGATAGTCAGTAGATGGTATTTGACTCCAGTAGTATTCATTCCACCACTCTTTGTCCTAAATGCGGCAAGTGGTAGAGTTGTGGTATTAATAATACCTTCAATAGCACCCATCATTGATGCACCAGATACTGTTACTCCAGCACCAGTATTTCCATCCAGATTAGCGGCAACATATCCAATTTTGAGAGATGGATTGTCTAAGTGAACTGTATTATGTCTATTTGCGTAATGAATATGATGGATTGGCATCATATCACCAGTCAAAGGATTTTCTACTGCGAACCTCATTTCACCAGCACCCAGCCAACGGAAGTTGATTTGATATACATTCAACTTTGTCGGGTCTAATGTAACACCCGATGGATTGGTTGTTCCGCCAGTGCCCAACATTGTATCAAAGTTCCAATCTTCTTGATATGTCCAGTTACTTGTGTGATTTACGCCCGCCTGTGCCGTTGTTGCTGTTGCAACTAAATCACCATCACTTACAATTGAAAAAGTTCCTGTTTTTGGACCAACACTTTCGGATAAGAAATCAATATATCCATTGCTATAATCTACCAACCATCCATTATAAGTATGTGTTCCAATACCAGTTGCGTTTTGTGTTGCAGTTCCTGAAGCAACTGTTATAGTAGTCGCTGTTCCTGCAAGAGTAACAGTGACACTTTCCGATCCACTCGTTGGAGTTGTAACTTCAAATCTATGAATATGTGCCTTACCACCATTCTCACGAAGAATACCAAACTTTCCGTTGGTATTGAATCCAACTTGAAGTGCCTGCTCTTGTGAGAAGAATCCTGCTCTTTGAGTGTATCCTGTTGCAATGCCAGAAAATTGTGCTGTAAATCTTGAGAGAGCACCTTGTCCCGGACGATATCTTACTGATCTCTTAGATCGAATAACACCATATCCATATGCACCAGTTCCTGATGAAACCTCCATTAAAGTATTGGAGGTAGTAATCCCAGTGCCTGATGTATATCTTTCAAACCTATCAGAGTTTAATCCATATAATCCGTCAAGTTGAAATACTGGTGTAATTTGAGATACAATCTGTTCTCCAAATGCACCACTTCCACTTGCAGTTCCATTACACCCGTCAATGTTGCCGTATCTATCGGCACACATATAAACTTCAAACAGACTTCTCTCTTGATTGAGATAGTCTTGATTATTTTTATTCCACTGAGCCATTAGTCACCCCAAGTTAATCTTTCTGGTTGATATCTTTGTGAACTTTTTATCTTATTTGGTTGAATATGATCTGGATAAATGTTATGAACTATTGCACCAGGATATTCTCCCTGTATATGTTCTGTAAGTTCACTTTTATTCATTACTTTACCTTCAATCTCTAAACGATAAAGTTTTCCCTCAAAAACAATATCAGCAAAGAAAGATTCCTGTGTTTGTTCTGGTGCGGGAGAACCACCATATGTTAGTGTTCCATTAAAATCACCATTAATAGTGATACTTTCTGATAAAAATTGCTTAAAACTTTTCATTAGCATTTCCAACGACGACGGGCTTTACAGATTGCTTTGTCTGGTGTCTTAGAGCAATCAATATTATGCATCTTTCTTTGTCCATCTGATCTAGAACAGAAAGACTTACGACGCTTTGCATCTTTGCTGCCTGGTTTTGGATCACCAGTTACAGCAGTCTTTAACTTAGAACCTGGATTCTCACGACGATAAGCATTTACTGCTTTCTGACTCATGCCATCAGTCTTATCAGACTTGTTGACTTTCTGCCAGTCTTCACCAAACATCTTTGGTCCTTTTGACTTCTTCTCAGCAGCTGCCTTTTCTCCAGGATTAGAAGTGTTTCTGGCTAAGTTGCCAATCTTCGCATCCCTTTGAGCAGCTCTATGTTTTTTTGGGTTAATCTCATAAGATTCTTTCGCAGTTTTCGTTCTAGTTGTACTAAAAAGTCTTTTATTACCTACTCCAGGAATAAATTCTCCAAGTTCTCCTTTTGCTTTATCATTATGATCGGTGTCACCGTCTACATCAGTATCAATTCTTTTAATCGCTTTACTTACTAGTTTTTTGAGGTTTTTTGATGGAACTTCATGGGGAGTATGTGCTTGTGAATGAATCTCACTAATCTCAACCTCTTCTTTTTTCACACAGTTTGGATATCTCTTACCAAACATTGTCTTCATGCCTTTCTTCTCATATCCTTTCCAGCACTTTTCTTGGAACTGTTGGAAAGTAATACCTTCTTTTGCTTCTGGTTCAAACTCTTCTTTCTTAGTTTTGTTTCCCCAGTTAGCAGCACCGACTTTACGGCACTTAACTAATGCACCAGATGCATATGCAGAAGGCCATACAGAATAACGAGACTTGACTTTTTTGTAGCAAGCATCCTTTTCACCTGCTGCCTCATTAGTCATATAATCTGCTGCAGTATCAATGTAGTCTGCTGCTTTTGTAATTTTAGATTGAACCCATGCTTTGAGTTCTCCTTCACCCTTCTTGCCCATTTTTTTCTTGAGTCTCTTTGAGGCATTATTTACTGTTGCAAGTTGACGACGAGCCATTTCATACTCATGATCTTTTTTGACTTCTTCAGTTTTCACGTTAATTGCCTTTCCTTTTCTATCTGGATTTGGATCTTGACGTTGCTTACGACGAAATGCTGCGTCTTCCTCTTTTTTATTGAGGTTACGCTTCATTTTGCTAGAACCGCACTTGGGTTTGGTTTTCTGTCCAGGTTGTCTTGCACAGGGTTTTCCTGCGTATTTACCACCCAACTGAACCCAACCAGGGGTACCATCAGAAGAGCGACTCTTGCCAAACCAGTCACGCAGAGAACTATCACCACTTTTCGATTCATTCATCTTAGACACTAAGAATCCTCATTATTATTTAGGAACCCCTGTTTTAGTAATTTAGATAACTCTGACGTAGACCCCACAAACAGAGCATTATTTGTGACATTATTATTTGTAGTCTTAGTGGATTCTTCTTCCAAGTCTTTTACTTTCTTTTGTAAGTCTGCTAACTTATCGGTTGTATCAGCAACACTCTTGATTAACTGACCAGCAACTTCATATGCTCTGGGACTTGCACTTTCTCCTGCAAGTTCCATGATACCATTGATTGCTTCTTGACCCTTTTCGATTAATGAATAAAGATTTGCTCTTGTATACTCATAATCTTTTTTAATATCATCGACTTGTGGTTTTTCCTTTTTAATAGGTGCCTTTTCGACTTCCACAATATCACTAGAGATATTCAAAGCTTCATCAACAGGATCAAAGTTAGTCATGAATTACTAAATATCTTCCTGTCTTGTAGGACTATAGTTCTTGGAATCTTGATAGAAAGTGGTTGTTTCGGAGAATCCAAAATCATCATCTGGTCCAGCTGAGATTGGATCAGGAGTAACTGTATATCTTACTTCGCGCTTCGCTGTCTGAATATTTGTATCGTTGTACATATCCACTTGAAC